TCTAAGCTAGCTCAACAAACAAGTTTGATATTACCATCAAGACTAAAGAAACAATCAAAGCAGTTAGTAGACATAGCTATGGCACATGCTAAGGGAGAACCCGTGAACTATGCCGACTTTAGGGCGCCCTATTTAGAATTACGTAATGCTTACAAGAACATGGGCGACGCTATGAAGAAAAACTATGACCCTCTTGCACGACAGATAGGAGGGCTAGACAACTTATTTGGGAGTCTTAGGTTACTTGACGCTAAACTAAAATACAATGAAGTTTTCAAAACGATAGGAAGTGCTTCATACGATTTATCACCGTTACAGAAAAGCTTAGTCAGTATTTTAGACAAAAGAAAGTATGCTGCAGGAACTAAAAAAGTAGATGGTGAAGATGGAAAAGTAACTGTAATAAGTGTAACTGACCCTAACGCTAAAAGTTATGACCTTGATAAAATAATTTCAGAGCTACAGATGTTAGGCAAAGACTCTGAAGCAGGTCCCAGAATGTTAAATGCACGACAAGCAACCTTAGCAAAGAATCAGTTCTTAGACTCAAACTCAGAGTTTTTACCTGATGAACTAGCAAAGGAACTTGTTAGACCTGATGCAATCACTCCTGCTAATATGTTGCATGGATATGCTATAATTCTTAATCAGCTAATATACTCTCCAAAGATGGCAGGAGACGCTAAAGCTGGTGTTAGAGCTGAAGCTAAAGAATTAAGAAAGACTTTATTAGATATGTTAGGTAACCCTGTAACTAATAAAACTTTTACAGAAGAAAAGAAAAAACAAATCACACCATTACTAAAAGAAGCTAACACATTTTACAGAGAAACATTTGAGTTAAGAGGAAAGCAATTAAATAGCTCTAGTGACTTACAAAGAATAAGAGATGAGATAGCCAACGGAGGCGACCCAGGGACTGTATTAAATGACATCTTAGGCGATGGTGCAGGAGTTCCTCCTAAGAGAGGTAAGATAACTGCTTTAAAAAGCATCAAAGCTCAGGTTGACTACATTAATAAACGTGGTGACGAATTGATAAAAAATGTCAGTGATTTTGACTACATGAACAAACTGTTTGATGAAACAGGTGCAGTATCAGATGCCTTCAAGAACATGAGAAAAGAGTTTCATAGTTATCTGTATAGAGCCATTGGTTACAACATTGGTATTAGAAAAACAGACCCAAAAAATGAAACAGCTTTTGTGACATTCTTTGATAAAATAGATGACGATGTACTGGAAATATTAGGATTAACCAAAGACAAACAAAAGTATTTTCTTGAGACTGCAGAAGATTATGCAAACATGTTTGACGATAACTTCATGAATGCTTTGAAAGACGCCGTACCAGAGCAGCAAACATATGACTTTATCGACCAGATGTTCAAAGGTAATAACTTTGATACGCAACTAAGACGTTTAATATACCCACAGGAGGATTTACTACCTACATCATTAGTAGGGGCGCAGGGGGTAAATAAGAAAAAGATACGAGATGCGATATTCCAATACATGTTTGACCCCAGAGGTAACGCAGGTGCTCTTAGAAGACAAACTAGGAACACTGCTTACTTTGATGCAAATGAACATTACATAGATATTGATGCCCTATCTAACATTGTTGACAAAATACAAACAAGTAAAGTATTACGTGAACAAGAAATATTCAGTGAAAGTGATATGAAATTTTTAAAAGGTGTCAAAAATCTAGGCATGGCTTTAGAGGGCTCTACAAAGACAGATGCAGGTATAGCCTTATCAGGTGCACAGATATTTAGTGATGTGGTTGAAGTCTGGAACTTGTACAAGTTCTTCGGTGCTATGGCAAGAATTGCTACACAAAATAGAATAAGTAACGTGCTTGCTGACCCAAAGACTGTAAACTTTATAGCAGGTATAAATGAGAACAAACCTAAAGGGTTCTTACGTAGAGCTTTCCTTGGAAGGGGCGCCTTGGGCGACATACTCATGGAGTTCTCATTAGTGACGCCAGAGAGAACTAAGACTGAAGAAGAGATACAAGAGCAAAACGAAAACTACAATGCAAGTGGTTCAAGACGTTTTGAGAATTTGTTTGAAAGAATAGTTCCAGAGAACGAACAGACAGAGAGATTACTTAACAGATAATCATTCAAACTGGCTAGCTGGTACAACTGTGAGTTTGCTTGTTCTATTAATTATATCTTCTGCATGTTTCTTCATGCTTTCACCTATTTTCATAAGAAAATCTCTACTCTCTTCAGTGATTCTGTAATCATCTTGTCTTAACACAGGTATAGCGTGTTCATCTACAAGGTTAATTACCATTTCATCCCAAGGGTAGACAGCATGTGAATCAGTGTCGAGTTCACCGAAAATGCTTATAGCAATACCAGTAGTAGTGGGCATGAGGCGCACCTCTACATCGCTTGTTAAATGTAGTATTCTATTTGCCATGATTCTGCACTGCCTTTATAACATCAGATGAAAATAGTCTTTGTATATTTAATAAGTACATACGGGCTGCCATGTTATCACCACCTTTTACACTCCTAACATAGTCAAGAGAATCAATAATACGGCGTAAAAAATCAGTCCTGAATACAAGTGTCGCATACGTTTCGTCATTAATACAGAGATTGTGAAACCAGTAGTCCGACTCTGTTGCTTTGATTCCTGATGGTTTGCCATAACATTCATACTCTATCGCTATATTACCAGACCTTTGCCATATATCACGCTCTGATTTAACTTCAATCTTTGCATTCTCAAACATGTCAAGTATCTGACTTTCGCGTATCTTACCATACTCAAGGTCAATGTCAAACTTCTTTCTGTCTTTTACGCTAGGTGCTGTTTTGTTCATGGTTATCCCCCTATGTCAACAATCTCGCATGAATCCCCACTACAAGCAAATGTTTGTGAAGAGTTTGTAGTATCTTCTTTTTCGTAGTCTTGCAATTTAACCCAATCTATATGACCGAATTCACTGCTAAGCTTATCGTATACATCTTTTGTGCAGTCCTGATAGGGGGCTTGCTGATAAGTATGTTCTGAGTGTGGCAAAAAAGACACACCAGACATCTCATCAAAATGTTTAAATACAAAAGCACCTACTTCCATCCATTCTTCATCACGAACTGTAACAGTTACAGAGGGTTTGTGCTCACACCAATGTCTTTGATACACTAGCCACATCTCTAACTGTTCTATAGCTGTCATGTCGTGCCTAGTAACCGCATCTTTAGGAGACTTCATAGGGAAGCTAAATACAGTTTGTGTATCAGGTTTCATAACATCCGCTTCGCTAGGGACGCCCTGTTCTTTTAGGAATAGAGTAAGAGGGTCTTTATTGTCACCACGCACAGTCCTAACATAATAAGGACTATGACGAGCGTGAATGCCACTGCTTGAGTCAACAAGCTGTGATACCGTCCCACTTGGTTTGACGCACGTAATCGCTGTGCTTTCTGGGACGTCAAGTATTTTAGACCATTTTTGGTTTGTTTCAACTGCTGTTCTCCTAATCTTATCTAAAAATTCTGACAGGTGAAAACCTTTCTCACCTCTGCCATTTGTCCATTTACAATCCATAATACCTGTTAAAGACACACCAAGGAGTCTTTCTTCTTCTGTGTTGGTCTTCCATATCTTTCGTAAATATGGAAAGTTTGTGAGTGTAGATTGTATTGTGCCCATTATGGTTGCTAGTTGAACTTTACGTTCTATAGAAGCAGGGGTATCACTAGCTTTTATTACAACTTCTGTTAAATTACAAAACTGATATGGACGTAATATTATCTCAGAACATGGGTTAGTGCCAAAGTCATGCTCAGCGTCACGTCTGCCATATTTCTTGGCTTGTCTTTGCGCTGCCGTTCTATTGAATATACCTCTTTCTCCAGACTTACTTTCTACAAGTGAAGTCCATTCACGTAAAAAAGTTTCTCCATCAGGCTTATCTGTGTAAGAAACGGAGTTGTTAGCTAGTGCCATCTGAGGTGCTGTCTCCCACCATGTACCGCTCTTAGCGTGGCGCATGCGCCCATCTGATAAATTAGATAAGCTTATCATAGCAGAACGTCTAACGCCCCCTGAGACGACAACCTCGCCGACCTTACACATAAGATTATGGCAGTCATAACTGGATAACTTACGTCCTGCGTTTTGTTTGAATAATTTAACTGTAAAATTAAACAAATCAACTAGAGGGGCAGGTCCAGATGCTCTACCGCCAAACACACTAAGCCTTGAGCCTGCAGGTCTAATCTTTGATACATCCCAAGTAGGCACATCTCCTAGATAGAGCAAACCTATAAGCTTACGTAAAGCCTTAGCCCATCCTTCTTTACTATCACTCACGACGATTGTGTAATCAACGTCGGTTAAATTTTCTGGTATTTCTGGAAGCTTACTTATGTATTGTCTCTCAACAGAGAAACCAACACCAGTGCCACATAATAATATATACATAGCCTCATCAAAAGCTTTAGGGTCATCAATCGGTAAGTAAGAGCAGTTATACCCTGCAGTATTATCTCTTTCTAAAGCAGGGCCTGCTGTCATAAGAGCCCTCATAGACGGCATAACTTGCAAATGATATATAGCGTCAAATATCTCTTCTCTTGTATCAGTGTCAATCTCTGCCTTGTCACACACATAGTCTGTGTATCTTGACACAGTTTCTAACCAAGTCTCTCGTCTATTTTTATCTGGCAGCCATCTGGCATACCGTGATACGGCAATAAAATTTTGGTAGTCTGTTGGTAGCACATTATTCATTATTATCTCCTCTCTACTGTGACGTCTTTAACTGCTATACCTGATATTTCATGTATTAAATCTTCTATGTACTCTTCTAAGAGCACTGGCAATTCTTCCAAGTCGGGCGTAAATTCCGATGAATCAATCTTAGCTATTATTCTTACAACTACTTTGACTTCTTCTCTTGGCATGTTAGTTCCTCTTTTAATCTGTTAAGATACCAAAGGGCTTTATCTATATCTTGAATTGCTTTACCTTTATCTCGGTATCTCCAAAGATATTTTGTTACATTACCTTTTAGATACCCACAAAACTCAATGTGAGACATAGAGGCTTTCATAGCGTCGATACACTCTATGTCTCCATTTGTATAATGTGGAGGATGATTGACTAAGTCTTTAGACTTTTTTTCTGCTTCCTCTCTTTCGGCATTATTCACCGTCGTTCTCCTCTGTTAAATCTGTCCACCCGATTGGGTAGCCCATAAGCCACTCTACCCAATCAGGATTAAGTTGTCCAGAAGTTTTAGACTTATTGTCAGTATATTGAACAGCAACGTCCAAAGTGTCCCAACTAACTTTGCCGTTCCGTATACGACCACCTATATATCCACCTTTGTAGTCCCTGGTGGTAGGTGTGGGCCATAGTCTAGTTATGCTCATAACTCAGTATAACCTCGCCTATTCTTTGTGCAATTTGAGGGACAATTGCGTTTCCGAGTCCTTTAAGTCTGTCCACTCTGTCGGATACCCCATTAGCCACTCTACCCACTTCGGGTTCAATCGACCACCAGTTTGTGTAGTCTTGCTCATAGATAGGTTGTGAGCGTGGTTTACTGCGTCCCTCAGCTTGACACCCCAACGAACTCCCTCCTTGTTCTTTCGACTGAAGAATCCGTTCTCCAACTCTACATTCTTCACTATGCCCCCTTCCACGTCGCTCGCTCTCGGTGTGGGCCACATGGCTATTGTCATCGGGTCTACTTGTTCCCGTAGGTTCGATGGTCGTGTCCGTCCCTTGCGATGTCCCGTCGCTAGCTTGTGAAGTGCTTCGGGCGACCTCTGAGGTAGATGGTCCATCGTGTTGGGAGTAGCCCACAATCCAGAGTCGTTCTCTCTTGTGGGGCGCATTGACGGCGCAAGCTGGAACAACAAACGTCCTCGTGGCGTAGCCTTCACTTTCCAAGTCAGTGAGCACCTCGTCGAGACCCAAGGCGATGTGACCATAAACATTTTCGAAAACGCACCAAGTGGGTCTTTTTTGTGCAATAATTTTGTGCAGGTGCGACCAGATGTGGCGGTCATCGAGACTTCCCTTCTGTAGTCCTGCGATTGAGAATGGTTGACATGGGTAGCCTGCTGTGAGGATGTCACAGTCGGGAACATTTCTTTTTGGGTCATTAGCTAATTCCTTTACATCAGTTTTGATTGGTACATGGGGCCAGTGTTTGTGAAGCACTTTTCTGCACCACGGTTCTATATCACAAAATAAAATTGGGTTAGACAAGCCTGCTCGTTGGAAACCAAGAGCAAACCCTCCTATACCACTGCATAAATCTACATGTTTTAACATTACTCTTCCTTTCAATGAATTGTAGGTTTACCGTCGTACTCGTTAATCAAACTTTTTGTGCCACTTTGAATAAGTGTATCTGTATCATGTGTAGCATTATACACCATACCACGAAGTAACAAAGTGAAGAAAAGGATTTCATCGTGTGGCATGATGTTTTCATCAAAGTTATAATTTAACTCTATATCATAACCACCAACGCCGTCAACATTTCTTCTTATTACAAGAGATGAATCGCCATTACCCAAAGTCACTATTTTGGTTTTTGGCATGACACTAACTCAATAAAATGTTCAGCATCCACAACAACTAAAGGTTTTTGTCTGTTCATTTTTATTATGAGCAGCGGTTCACCTTCTTTCTCAATAGTGTCATGAGATATTGCTTGTTCGTAATAATTATAGATTGTTCTAATCCTTTCCGTGTTCTTACACTCTATATTATACGGAAACTTCCTGTACGCCAAACTGGAAAGCTGTACGTCAACCCCATTTACTCCCATAGGAGTTGAGCGTACATCTAATGGAGTGAGTCTTTTAAATACTCTGAGTAGTCTTTCAACTACCCATGTTTGAAGTTTTCGTCCCTTTGCTTTTGCTGACCTTGGACTCATCTTCTTCGATACGGACTTCAACAATACTTTTTGCTGGGATGACCGTTGTCGTGCCGCCACTTTGGATTTGTGGGAACTGGACGTCGTTGTTGAGCTGCGAGAGGAAGTCTTGAGCTTCGTACTCGGAGACCTTGAATATCTTTGTCTCAATTTTGTCATCATCCATCCTCTTTTTTATTAATAGAGTCACGCCACTCATCTGTGATGTGTGTGTACCAGACCCATCTTGGACTTTTTCCTTTGCTTGGGAGCTGTCTTCTGAACTCCAGACCGTCCCAACACTTAGATTTGAAGGCACAATAGCTGCACTCAATGCCCAAGGTGCGGTTTCCTGTAGGCTTTTTATAATAAAGCTCCTCAGTGTCGGTGAAACACCGCTTAAAAGGTCTCTCATCAGATATTGCTTTGTATACATTCCGTATTTCATTCTTGGTATTCTCCTTCTGTTTACCATTTGGTGGGACTTCAGCTACAGCTATTTGTCCCGTTGATTTATTTACTGCAATCCAACCTTTAAAAGGTTTCTTGGATGCAAGTCCATAACCATACCCTTGTGATACATAACCAAAAGAGTCTGAGTTATTTATCTTATCAAAAGCATCATCAGCATTGAACTTGGAATCAAATGCAAACGGAGACACAGTTTTAATGTCATAAATGCCATCAGATAATTCTATATCATACTCGCCGTGTATTTCATTACCATCGACTTTTAGTGAAACTTTTTGGTGTTTATTTTTTACTTCTACACCAGAGGCTTGTAATAACGCAATAACAACTGCTTCTAATACATCACCTATAATCATACGCATTTTAAAATCATAGTCGGGCAGGTCGCCCTCTACCCCCATAGCTTCCATTTGTAGCTGACACAAGGGCTTGCCTATATTGCTCATACGTAATCTGAAACCTTCTTCCCTTTTTGAGAATTGTTTCTCTAAAGCTTTCTTACAAAGCTCTCCAAACTCTTCTATAACATGAGGAGGCATTTCTGCCTCCCCACGGACTGCTTTGGAAAGGAAAGAAAACAAAGCAGCTTGATGCCTGTTCATTAGATTACCGCAGACAGGTCATCATCTAAATCATCAACAGTTACACTGCCGTCTATGACTTTGTCCGATGACTTTAGACACTTGTCATATTCTCCCATGATATAACTGTTTTCACTCGCTACATAGTCCACAAAGTAACTTAACAACTCTTGGTCTTCTTGTGAAAACTCAACAGGAGCACCACTCACAGAGAAGTTGGCTACATAATAGACATTACTACCCTTCTTCTGCTTCTGCAAATCGGCTGACAACTTGTAGAAAAGAAAAGGTTTTTTTTGTGCTGACAAGCTGTCTAACACATCCGAAATGGGCATGAAGTTAGCCCCTTTCGCTCTCCAGACAACGGGAAGCCCCCCTACCTCGACGCTCTCGCCATCTGAATTCACTGCGTCCTCAAAGAATACTTTACCCCACAACATACGGAAGCAACTAATCTGCTGTTGCTTATATACTTGGTCTGCTGTGAGTGTGTCTCTTTTAGAAGCAGGCACTGAACCACAGCGCATAGTACCTAGCATATCAGGTATTTCTGTCTGTGGATACAGATTCTTAGCCAATATAGACTTGTTGACTAACTCGTTAATCTTCGGGTCGTACTGAAGATATTGATAACGTTGAAGAAAAACTTGAAAACTAGCTTTCTTGGCATAAATAGTTCTGCCAGTGTGCGTAGTCATCCAACTCCCCGGTGGTATTGACTTACCATCGTCATCTTCAATGTCTCTGTTTATTTTTAATATTGTGTGACCAAGTGTAGGTGCCGAGGGCGCATCTTGCCCTATGACCTCTGCAATTTGGTCAAAGCTCACGTTACTGGTAATTGTCGGTAAATCGGTCATGTGACCTCCTTTCATTTTAGATTTTGTATTTATAAAACATTTCAGTTATGAAGTCAAACTAATAGTTTCCATTTCTAACCAATTATATCCCATTTCTAGGTCCACACCAAATGGAATAGACCATTTTACGTTGTAATAGTCCTCAAATGTTTTTGTAACATCTGCCATAGCCTTATATGCTAGCTTAGAAACTACATCCTCTTCACCAGGGTACACATCTATTACCACCGAGTCGTGTACAGTATTGATAATAAGAGACTTAATTCCTTTTTTGCTAAACGCACTTTGTAATCGAATGAGAGCGAGCGGCATAATGCAACCGCCTGCCAAACCTTGTACGGGATAATTTTTAATAGCGGGTGCGTTACTGGCTGCGCCACTCGCAAGACGTTCAGTGCCCGGAAAAGCAAATTGTTGACCCGTATACAAAGTAACAGAGCCCTCAGTGATAGCCTCAGCTTGT